TCCCCCAGCCACCAGTCCTCAAATGGTGCAGCGTCACATTGCCGCCCGGATGTTGGCCGTACACGCGCTCACAAATGACGCACGCCATATTGGCCAGCGCCTGTTTGTGAAGTTTTTCAGCCTTGGTCACAGCCTACCCTTCTGCAGCGCCTTGTCGAATTCTTCCTTCCACAATTGCGCCTCGTCCTGGGTGTTGAATTTCCGGCCGGGCACCGACCAGCCCGAGCGCAGCGCACGCGCATCTTGGCGGGCCAGACGGATGATTTCATCGCGCTGTTCGGGCGTCATGTCAGTGCTCGATAGGCTGCTCGTCGGCAAACAGCACTTCCTGCGCCTTGATGATGGTATCCAGCGTGTCCGGGTCAATGCTTATGCGCGCGTCTTCACCATCGACATACTGGATGGTGGCCAACAAGACCATGTGCAGGGCCTCCATGAATTTCGTGCCCTGCTCTTCGTCCAGGCCGTCTTTCGTAGTGGCCATCATCATGATGGCCAACATGAAGTTCGAGGCGATTTTCAAGGCGACAGAGCATTCATAACGAAACTTATCCAACGCCGACGAATTGCACAAGCGCTCGGCCAGCAAGTATCCTTCGAGCTGCCAGATTTGCTCCACCGCATCCTTGCGCGCAATGGTCTGGCCAATGTCCTTGTCGAAGTTGGCCGCGCTCACGCAGGCCGATTGACCCGTCACGGTGAAACCGTTCTCCAGCGTCAGCACGCAAAACGTCAGCAGGTTCAAGGGGCCGTCCTTGGGGTAGCCCGGACCGGCACCATCGGCGGCGGTGAAAAAGGTTTCCTTAACGATGCGCGACTCGATCAGCTCCATCGTCACACGCGGGGCCTTGTCGGCCTCGATGTCACGAATGGCTTGCTCGGTTTCGTCGTAGTCGGGGGTTGGGTTTGCGTTCATGTGGTCCTTTCAGTGGTTGTTAAAAATCAGTCTTGCGGGAACATGGGTTTTGCAGCGCGCGCCCTGGCCATGGTGTAGCGGCTCCGATTGCATCGGCATTCCTGCTCGCTGATGGCGCTCCAGGCCAATACCAGCGGGTCGCGCGCCATCAGCGCCAGCGCCAGCGTGTCCTCGACGCGCTCGGCCCGCTGCTCGGGGGTTTCCTTGTTCTCGTCGTCGTGGTCAAGATTCCAAAAGTTCACCGTCGGCCTCCAGTCGCAAAATTTCGTCTGAGCCATCGTCCTCGACGATTTCCATCCGATGGGTTGCAAGACACATCCCTGTTTTTGATTCGTAAAGCGTGCCGGTCACAAAGTCTGCAAAATAGCTCTTGCCGTGAATAATGAGATAAACAAAATGCTTTTCCGCCCGTCCGTATGGCGTCTTGAGAATCTTGATGACGGTGGCTGTCTTTGCATCTTTGTGCGCCAGCGCTGACACCGTGTTCCCGGTCAGATAGCTGCCATCGGCTGACAGTAGAATCTTGATTGGTGGTCTGGTTCGTTTTGCTCTCATGGGATTCATGGTTTTCCTTTCTGGTTTTTGGCCAGCCGCTCCAATTCCAGCGCGGCCGCTTTCAGCAACTGCTCTGCCTTTTCCGCCCATGCCAAAACGTATCCCTGGGCAGTGTGCGGGCGATTTGCGGCATGCTGTCGAAGTTGGCCGGGGTTCATGCGGCCTCCAACTCATAAAAAACGACACCCAAACAGGTCGCCGCATAGGCTTCGACTTTGTCGCAGAACTCAGCGGTGTTCATAGCAAAAAACCCTTCTCTTGCATAAAGTCAATGGGGTGTTTTGCATACTTCTTGTTGTTGCATCGCTGGCGCAATAGCTGAATGTTGTCGTCAGTATTTGTCCCACCTAGCGCCAAAGGCATGATGTGATCTAGATGAAAGTTCTTGCCAAGCAGCAACCCGCAGCAAGCACAGCGCCCTTTTTGCAACGCAAGCAACTTACCAGTCAATCCGCGCGAAAGGACGCCGCTTGACTTGCATTTAGCTCTACGGTTTTGCTCATTGATCCGGCGGGCTTCTGGATTGGCTTTGGCCCATGCCGCTGCACTTTTTGCCATTGCCTCAGGATTTTTAAAACGCCACTTCGCAAGATTTTCCTTTAACTTTGCCTTGTTCCGTTTGCGATATTCCAGTTGGGACAATGGATTCTTCAGCTTGTAATCCGCGCTCGACGCACGTATTGCGTCCCTGTTCTTTAGGTAGTATTTGGCTTGATATGCTTTTGTTTTTTCAGGGATCAATGACGCGCGATACTTGGCGCTACGGTCCCTTATCTTTTCTGCGTTCGCAATTTTGTACGCGGCCTGCGATTCGGTTACCTTTTCCTTGTTTTCAGCTCGATATGCCGACGCATAAGCAAGACGCTCAGACCTTCTCGCCTGATACGCCGCAGCCGCTCTAATTGAGGCGCATTGTTTGCAATCGCCTGATTTGTAACGGTCACTTGATCCGCATTTGACGCATAGGCGCGCCAAGGGTGTAGAATTTTCGACAGCCATGATGACCTCTGATACAGGTTGTTTGGTTAGAGCCTGCATTGCTGCTCCAAGAGCATTGCAGGCTCGACTATTTTAATGCCATTCATGGCGCAAAACGCTAATGAATACTCAATCAAACTAGACCCGCGCGCCTTGCTCATTGATGCGGTTGACTCGCGCAGATTGACGAATTCGCCCTCCAAGCCTGGAACAATCTCGCTGCCTTCCATCGTGGCCACAGAGTGCCCAGAAACAAGCAGAACCTTCCATTGCGAAGCATCCCGTGGCTTTCCCATCCATTTGTGACCTGATTTGGCTATGTCGCTTGCCAAGGCGTGAAATTTCGCGTTCTGATCCAGCGTCCTGTTTTCCGGCCCAATCGTCACACGGCTGTTGTCGTCAGCATTCCATACAGCCTCCTGGCAGCGGCGGCGAATGTCCTCTGAGCGCAAAACGAATATGCGCTTCATGCCTCAGCCTCTTGCCGGCACTTCTTTGCATACGCCAACAACGATTCCTTTGTTATCCCGCGCTCTGGATAAAACGGTCCGTTTTCCGCTTGATCTTCCGCTTGAACCGCATCGTTTATCAGATCAGCAATGGCCGCGTCTTTAAGCTCCTGCCCTGTGTAATGGTATTTTTTCAAATCAAATCCCCTTGCGCTTGTTTCGCCGCTACACGGGCGTCATGCCATGCCTTGCACTTGACTTTTTTCGCTTCTTTGGCTTCACGCGCCAGGACATCCGATCGGACAAGCGGCTGGCCTTCTGCTTTGTAGTCGATCATGTAGCGCTGGCCTTGGTAGGTCATGCCGCCCTCCTCGTTCTCTGTATTCAGAATTTGGTAGACGCATTGAATTGCTGTCATTTGGCACCTCTATAGGGGTAGGCAACCATAGCCGCATCGCGCTCATGCTGGTTCGATCCGGTCGCCCAGCCGGTCAGCGCATTGAAGCGTGCTGCATTGAGTTTTTCACCCTTGGCCTTTGGGCTGATGCCGTGGGCTGGTATGCCCAGGTCATCACACACCGCCACAATCAGCTTGCACCAGGCATCAATCTCGCCCACGTTGCGCGCCATCTTGAGGGCTGCCGCCCGGTTGGGCAGGGTGGTGTACAGGTGGCTGATCAAGCGCGAGTCCTCGAAAATCACACGGCTGGCGCCCAGAATGTAGTCGCGCACCCGGTAGGGCTCGCATGTCGCCAACGTCACCAGCGCGCCGCCCTCAAACTGCGCAATGCCGGTGGCCATGCCGGGGTCAATGCCCAAAACTATCATCAAAACTCCCGAGAAACCCCGGCCTGAAGGCCGGCGAGGTAGAGGGCGGCAGCGAAGCTGTCGGGCTGTTGTTGCATGTTACACGAAAACCATCTATAATGTAAGTTATGGACATCAAGCGCGCCTACAGATTTAGGTTTTACCCAACACCCGAGCAAGCCGAGCAGCTTGCCAAGACGTTTGGTTGCGCGCGCTTTGCCTACAACCATATGCTCCGGCTGCGTACCGATGCTTGGTATCAAAGACAAGAGCGCGTTGGATACCATGAGACTTCTGCCTTGCTTACCGAGCTCAAGAAAACACCGGAGCATGCTTGGCTGAACGAAGTATCCAGCGTCCCCGTGCAACAGTCCTTGCGCCATCTGCAAACCGCGTTTGGAAACTTCTTTGCAAAGCGTTCCAAGTATCCGGCTTTCAAGAGGAAAGACGGCGCGCAGTCCGCCGAATACACAACCAGCGCATTCAAGTGGGATGGCAAGCAGCTTAAGGTTGCCAAGATGGACTCCGCGCTGAATATCCGTTTCTCTCGAACCATACCGAAGGCTGCCATTGTCACGACAGTTACCGTCAGCAAGGACTGCGCCGGGCGTTACTTCGTGTCCATGCTCTGCACCGATCAGGTCCAAGGGAAACCTGCTATTGACGCAAAAATTGGCATTGACCTTGGGCTGACTCACTTTGCCATCCTTTCTACTGGCGAGAAAGTCTCCTCACCGAAAGCGTTCAGGAAACACGAGAAAAGGCTGGCCACGCTACAGCGGCGGCTGGCGAAGAAGCAGAAAGGATCGGCCAACCGGAGGAAGGCCAAGATCAAGGTGGCACGACTGCATGCCCGCATCACAGACACGCGCAGGGACTTCCTGCACAAACTCTCAACACGGCTGGTAAACGAAAACCAAGTGATCGCCATAGAGAGTCTTGCTGTGAGCAATATGCAAAAGAACCACTGCCTGGCGAAGTCGATCGGCGATGCCGGCTGGTCTGAGTTTGTGAGGCAATTGGAGTACAAGTCGCAGTGGTACGGGTGTACGCTTGTGGGTATTGACCGTTGGTACCCATCAACAAAGCGCTGCTCTGATTGTGGGCATACCGTATCGAAGCTGCCGTTGAGCGTGCGCGAGTGGACGTGTCCTGAGTGCGGGACGATCCACGACCGCGACATCAACGCGAGCAAAAATATATTAGCGGCAGGGCTTGCCGTTTTAGCCTGTGGAGAATCTGTAAATCCTTGTTGCATTTAGGTGTGACCTGGTTGGGTTCGTTGAAGCAGGAAGGTCTCAGTAGCGATATTGGGAATCCCCGCCGCTCAGGGAGGGGAGGATGTCAAGCACGCTGCAGCACACGCCGAAGCAGGCGGGGTTTTTGGGGGTGATGGGTGCGATGTTCACAGGGAAACACCCTCAAAATCCATGTACTTTGGCCGGTCAAATTTGTTTTCAAAAAACTGTTGGCTTTCCCTATGAAACCAAAAAGCAAAACTGCCTTCCCAAGGGTGGTGGCGCTGCTTGGCCACCATCACGAACGCATCTGCATCTTGCGAGTCCTCGTCTTGTTTCTTTTTGAGGTTTTTACAAACGATCAACAGGTTGTCCACCAAGTCGGTGATTTCGCCCGCGCCCTTCACATCGAACTTGCCTGGGGCCGTGCGCTCGTTTTCGCCTTTGCGCATGTGGCAGACAAGGTGTGTGTGCAGGCCGGTGTCTCGGTCGATGACGCACAGTGAATCCACAAAATCACGCTGCCCCGAATAGTCGTCCGTGGCCATGCCCATGCTGCACTTCATGAGGCTGTCAATGACAACGTGGTCCACGCCAAGCTCCTTGCGTGCATAGGTTGCCACCGCCAGCGCCCGGCTTGGGGCAACACGGCCGACATGGTTGTAAATCCACAATTTGCCGTCGGTCCACCTGTGAAAAGCCTTAATGAACGCGATGGATGGAGAGCCCGTTCCTGCTGCCTGCCTCACCATTTTTGACATGGTTTCGGCTGGTGACATTTCAAGCGACATCAGGCAGACCTTGTGTCCGGACTGCATTAGGTTGAGCATGATGTTCGACAGGTAAGTCGTTTTTCCCTGCCCGTTGATGCCCGCCCAAATCGTTGTTTCTCCGGGCCGGATGTCGAACTTCCCCTCGGTCTTTTGAAACCCAATGGGTGTCCAGTTGGCCTCTCTGCCCTGTCCA